GGTTGCGCTCGACGTGTCGACGTCCTGCTGCATGTACGAGGCGAACTCGTCGATCTGAAAGAGGTCGCCCATGGCCTACTCAGCCGCCGAATTCAGCGATGAGGTCGGCCTTCGACTTGGCCTCGGCAGCCGCCCGGGCGTCATCTTCGGACACGCCGTCGGCGCGCTTGGACACCGCGTAGTCGACCCATTCGAGCTTCGACGCGTAGTCCTTCGGCCGGTCGCCGGGCTCCGCCGGCGGCTCCGCCGGCGGCTCGGTCGCGGGGGCCGGTACGGGCTCCGCTGCCACTTCGGCAAGCATTCCCTTGCGCAGCAAGCGGGCCACGTTGTCCGCGTCGGCGCTCGACGGCACCACGCCACCCGTGTAGAACTCGCGCCGCACGACCCCGTTGATGTCGTCCGTGACCTTGATCGTCACGTAGGGTGCCGTCACCACATAGGTCACGACGTCACCCCGGTGATCTCCTGACCCGCGCCGGGCTCCTGCACAATGGGCACGGTCTTACGCCGGCCCTGCAGGTCCCACGCGTCGTTCTCCTCCTTGCGGATGCTCTTGATCTGCACCGCGAGGTCCGCCACGGCGTAGCCGGGGGCGTCGTCCATCTCGTCGGCCATGCCGCCGAGGGACTGCGAGTCCAGCACGAAGCAGGAGGTGGGAACCGGCAGGTTCGGCGTGACGATGATGTTCATTCCGGCGATCTGCTGAACCTCACCCGTGTATACCGGGTTGGTTGTGGTTTCCCGGCGCCACAGGTTCGAGATGACGGTGTCCACCATCATCGACATGTAGCCCAGGTCGGACACCACGATTGTGTCCGGGTTGTACCCGAGGTTACGCGCGACGATGATCCTCTTGGCGTTCAGGATGTCGTTGAGGATCTTCGGCGTGCCGGCGTCCCACTTGCCGAGCGTCGCCGTGTCGGCGAGCGCCGACCCGATCGCGGACATCGTGATCGAGTCGACCTGGGAGATGACCGAGTTCACGACCTTCCGCAGTTGCCGGTCGACGGCCGCACCCGCGTACACGTTGCGGGCGATCTCCTCATCCGTCAGTAGGACCTTCTGGCCCCACTTCTGGATCGCGGCAACCGCGGCCGTACCGGTGGGCAGGTTCGCGTACGGGTACTCCGAACCAGGACCCACGGCCTCCACGGTGCGGTCCGAGACGAACGGTTCCGTCATCTCGTACAGCACCGCGCCGCCCTGCGACCGGAACCGCTGGGTCAGGATCTGGTCCGAAACGAACCGCAGATCCTTGTAGTCGCGCAGCCTCCGCCGCAACATGAGCGGGGACTGCAGGAACCGGCTGATGGAAAGCGTATCGCCCGAAAGGGTGGGCGCCGCTGCCGGGAAAGTACCAGGCATTGCCTATCTCCTCTCAGGCTTCTCAGCCGCGTCCGACGAAACGGACCTTGTTGGGGGCGCTCGCCGTGGTCAGCGCAGTGCCGATGAGCGTGCCGGCGGCCGCGCCGGTCGCGACCACGACCGTGTTGACCGTGCCGGCGGTGCCGGTGATGACACCATCAGCGGCGGTAATCGTCGCCGCGGCGACAACAGTGATTTCGTGGATGACGTTGGCCAGCGGCCACACCGAAACCTTCGCGCCGGAGGCGGCGTCGTGCGCGGCCACACCGACAGGCTTCGTGGTGGCGGCGGTCGCCGGGCCGACCGTGCCGGTGGCGGTTACTTCCAGAACCTGACCGCCGGTGATGGTGGCCGAAGCGGTCTGTGTGAACGGCAACGCGCCGCCCGCGTACACAGGGCTGTAGTCAGACACGGCTCAGGCCCCCTTACGGCTGGACGCGGTCGGCGGGAACAGGTGGGCGTACTCGGCGTCGAGGTCGTCATCGCCCTCACCGGAGTGACCCATCGCCATCACCGGGATGACGTTCTTCGCCAGTCCGTTGATGGCTTCCCGGATGCCTTCCGGGTCCAGGTCCCACAGCTTGGACCAGTGGTCCCGGCGGGCCGGGGCGAACTTCCCGTCCTGCACCGCCTGCGTGATGACCTGGTCCCGCTCGGCCTCGCGCGCCTTCTGCGCCTGCGCCTCGAGCTTCTTGATGCGGTCCTGCGCCGCCTCCCACGCGGAAGCGTCGACCCGCATGGTGCCGGCGGCCTCCCGCTTCGGCGCCGACGCGAGGGTCGTCTTCGCGCCCGTGGGCTCGAACAGCGACGCCTGCACCGGCTCGGGTGGCGCACTCTCCTCCGCGAAGCCGGCCGTGACGAGGGCCGCCTTCACATCCTCGTCGGAGGCGTCGGCCGGAAGGCCCAGTGCCTCTCGGATCTTTGCCGGGTCCATTTGGCCGGCCTCCATTCCTTCGGTTGGTTCTTCCGCCTCGACGGCGGGGGCATGTGGGGGTTCCGACAAGTCGTCGGTGGGCGCCGACGCGACCAGCCGCACCGCCGAGGAGGCGGCCAGCGCGGTCTGCAGATCGGCAAGGGATCTGATGTTTCGGACACCGGGTGGGGTGACACCCAGGAACGCGAGCCCAGACAGGACCAGGGAGTACTCGCGGCCCTCGTAGGTGAAGTTCTGCCAGCCTTCGATGGACCGGTTCGGCCACCGGGTCGGCGCCGCGGCGGAGAGCCAACCGGGCATGCCGGTGATGTCCCCGAGAAGCACCGGGCCGCGGTCGTCTTCCGCGTAGCGGACGTTCGTCACGCTGCCGAAGGTGGGTTCACCGTCGAACCGGTTGTCGTTGTGGCCCAACTTGACCGGGACGGCCTGCCCACCGGACGCGGTGAAGAAATCGGCAGCGTCCCGCAGGTTCTGCTCGGTGAATGTCACCGGGCCGCTGGCGAGCTTCCACGAGCCGGGCCGGGCCAGTTCCACGCCGAGCAGGTCCGGGCCGGCGGAGGCGTTGACCTCGCCGGAGAACTGGATACCGTACTTCTCGCCGGCCGCCTTGATCGCAGCCTTGACCTTCGCGAGCTGTTCCGGGGTGTACTTCGCCGCGTTGTCGGCCTGATTGATGTACGACCAGGCACTTCGACACTCGGACTCCGAGTCCAGGGGGTAACGCTTCTTGCCGTCCTCCTGGTACCCCGGGTCCGCGAAGTGCGTTCCTGGAGTGTTGGCGTACTCGGCAGCCTTCACCGGGGCTTTTGGCTTGCCGGGTACCTTCGCCGGCAGTGCCGGCAGGGACGTTGCCGTGGTGAGTTTCGCGAACAGCTCCGGGGTGACCTGCCCGTCCTGCTTCAGCCCGAGCCGCTTCTGTGCGGCCTTGATGGACTGGGTGGTCAGCGGGCCGAGCTTCCCGTCATCCGCGAGTTTCTTGCCGTGGATGTCGGTCAGGCCGAGCCTGTTCAGCGCCTGCTGCAGTAGGTGGACGTTCGGGTCACCGTGGGGCATGTTGTAGCCCGGGCCGGTGTTGCTGTGCGGGTCGTACGCCAGGGTGGTCGTCGGCGGACCCGGCTTGGTGGCGGGCTTCTGCGTATTCGGCTTGGTGGGGGTCTTCTTCGCGGCCGGTTTCGGCGCCGCCTTCGGTGCCGACTTCGCCGGGGCCGAATTTCCACCGCCGGGCCCGAACTGCCCGCCCGTCGGCGACCCCGCGGGCAGGTGGGGATGTTCCGCCGGGTCGTAGTTGTTCGCGACAAGGGCACGCGTCATCGACCCACTCACCTCACTTTCGGTGCGTGGGCTAGCGCCCTACCTAGTGGTTAGCCGGGGCCGACGACGTGGCCGCGCGGCGGATGTCCGTGGGTCACCCTGTTGAGGTCCGACCCGCTCGCAAAGCCGAAGACTTCCTGAAACCAGGCGCTGGCGGCCCGCTTGGCTTCGCCTTCGGGCAGGTACTTCAGGAGGTGGTGGTAAAGCGTGGTCCACGGGGTAGGCGACGCTGACCATTTGGCCAAGCCTTCGCCCCGGGTCCAGTAGTGGTGTAGCTGGTCATGCCCAGGGGTGGTGTCGTGGCCGGCGGCGGCCGATACGCCGGCGTACTGCCCCAGCAGGCGAAGGAACTTCTTCGTCTCTGCGGCGTCGAAGCGGCCCTGCCAGTCCAACCCAGTGCCCCAGTCGTCGGGTGCGCCCTTCGGCTGTACCCCAAGCTTCACGTATGGACCGATGGACGGATCATCCAGCTCTACCGAGAAGTGCACGTCTCCCCAGGCCGAACCGGGGACGATGCCCTTGGCGAAGGTCAGGTAGTCCGTGGCGTCCGCACGCGCGATTTCGCGGAGCCGCTCCATGCGAGCGGGATCAGGGTTGCCCTTCGCCTCAAGGGCGTCGATTTCGTCCCATGCGTCGTTCTGCCTTTTATCCTGCTCCGCCGCGTCGGCCAGTGCCGGGCGGATGAGGTCGGCAAGACGCCGCATCCCATAGTCATCAAGTTGGGCCGTGCCGTTGAATCCCCGGTCGTCGGTGGCGAGTTGTTCCCGAATGGCGTCTTGCCTGGCCGTTATTGCCCCTTGCCGGTCCGGGCTGGCGGAGTCGTATTCCTCATCCAGGGCGTCAGACTCTGCGTTGAGGTGCTCGCGTTGAGCCTTCGACAGCGCGGGCGGTGACGGGTTCCCGTCCCATGCCGGGATTCCCTCGCCGCGGTTGCGCTTGCCGTAGTCCTCCCCACCGAGGCCCAACCGGAGCATCCGGTGGCCGTCCCGCTCGGTGAGTGCCATGCGGATCCCGCCGGCATCACCGTCGATCTTGCTTGAGCCGAGCAGCTTTTCGCCGGGCTGGAGATTGGTTTTGTCGCCGAGATTCAGCGCATCCTTCAGCGCGTGCGAAGCGGCACCGCCGCCGGATCCCCACTTGCCATCGGGGCGGCGGGGCTCGGCGGGGTTGAACTTAGCCGCGACCGCGGCGTGCTCTTTTGGGTGCCCCGCACCAGCCTGCAACCCCGGCGGGGGCATCGTGAACTCCGGCGCGGTCGTCGGCGGCTCCGGGCTCGGCCCAGGACCGGGCTCCGAAGTGACCGGCGGCCCACCACCACCCGGTGTGGTGGGTGGCGGCGGGAATGCGGTCTCCGGGGACGCCGGCGGCAGACCGTACTGCTGCCGCGCCGCACCCTCCAGAATCTGGTCCGGGTGGAGGATCCCAGCGTCGACGAGCGACTTCAACGCGTCCGCCGTCGCCGACTGCCTCGACCCGATCTCGTCGAACACCAGCCGTGGAGCCGGCTCCTGCTCACCGAAGTTGATGTCGACCAGGTCTTCGATGACATGCTGGGTGACGGTGTCAGCGATCTGCTGCGCCAACGTCTGCAGCGACAGGACGAAGAAGTCCGCGAACGTCGACCCCAACGCCCACGAACCCGTCTGCGTACCCAGGTTCAGGAAGTGCGCCAGGACGCCGCGGGCGATCTGCTCGTCGTGGTACCGGATGGCCGGGTCCGCGTCGGGCAGGGTCCCCTCAACCCCGACCAGCTTCATGTCCGCGCCGAACGGCACCGCCGACCCAGCGGCCTCGCCAGCGCGCCACGCCATCGCCATCGCCTTACCGGCGGCCATGTCGGCCTCGGACGCGCCGTCCTGCGCCTTGTACAGCGGCACACCCATGCCGTTGCGTTCGATCGTCTGCGCCTGCACCCGCAGCAGCCGGTCCTTGATGAGCCAGTTCTTGTAGCAGGACCGCAGGACCGAGTGCCCGATCCAGTTGCCGCCCTCAAGCTCGTTGACGTACCCGACGAGCCGATCAACGGGGATCGGCTGCTGCTCCAGCGACTGCTGCGTCTGCCCCGGGTACTGCTGTGCGATCGATGAGTACTGGGAGATCTGGATCAGCCCACCGTCCGGGGCGACGTCGATCCGCTGAATGGTCCGCGGCATCCGCGGCGCCAACTTCCGCAGGTGCGCCCGCTTCCCGTCCGGGTCGATCCGGTACACCTGCTCGAAGAACATGAACCCGAACGGCAGCATCAGCAGCGC